CCGGATATCCGGATCCAGAAAATGTATCCTCAGGGTTAAAAACATTACAATCTGGATATACTCTTGATATTTCAAATGTTCCAAATAGACCTTCTGGATTTAGTGATGGATTTTTTGTTGAAGATTATAAATTTGATGAAAGTGGTGACTTAGATGAATATAATGGAAGATATGAAAGAAACGACGAATATCCAAATGGTGTATATGCTTATCATGCTACGATAGATGAATTTCCATATTTTATAGGTAATAAGTATAGATCAAAGTTGATTTCAGATTCTAGTCTGGACCAATCGTTCGATTTCAATAATTCTAATTTGCTGAGAAATACCTTACCATATAAAGTATCAGAAAAAAATGCAGATTATGATTTTATCAACGAAACTAGTGATGTTTTAGATCAAAAGATAGAAATTTTATCTGTAAATTCTGGTGCGGTGGAATCTGTAAAAATTCAAAATGGAGGTAATGATTTTAAAGTTGGAGATAAATTAATATTTGATGAAACTGGTACTTCGGGTAGTGGATTAAATGTTGAGGTAAAATCTATAAAGGGTAGAGATATTACAAATATTGTTACAAATACAACTACTAATTTAAATTCTATATTTTCGTGGGAATCTCCTAAAAAAGTAAAAATTTCAATATTACCAAATCACAATCTCTCAAATCTAGATTTTGTTACAATATCAGGATTTTCAACAGAGTTAACATCTTTGAATGGAACGCATCAAATTACTGTTCCATCTTATACAGTTGGAAGATGTCTTTCAACAATAACGAGCGTAGCATCTGTAGGTCTTACGACAGAAATATATGTTGCACCTGTTCCGGATGAAGTTTCAATTGGTAGTAGTATTTCAGTTGGAACAGAAACATTAAAAATTCTTGACATATACAGAAATGAAAATATTTTAAGAGTTAAAAGAGGATTGGCAGGAGTATCTCATAGTGAGGGAACTTCAGTATCCTTCTTACCAGATTCATTTACTATTTCTAAATCTGTAGATAAGTTTGAATCTGCAGTGAACAATACTATTTTCTTTAATCCCCATGAATCTGTTGGAGTAGGAACAACAAGTGGTGTTGGATATTCAACGTCCTTTGATTTTGGAGATATCTCCGTAGTTAGAGATATACCAACCAAAAGTCTTCATATTGAAAATCATCCGTTCAAAACAAATCAATCAGTCATTTATACTGCTAACGGAACAACACTATCAATATCTACTGATGGTCAAACTCAAAGTAATATTCCATCAAATCTTTTTGTTGTTAATAAAAATCCAAATCTTATTGGATTAAAGACCTCAATTAATGGTAAAGAGTTATTCTTCCATACTAATGGTGTAGATAATGACGAATATTCACTGAGATCTAACTTTACACAAATAACTGGTGATATTGAAAAAAATGTAGCAACTGTTTCTGTTTCTACGTCACATGGACTTCAAAATGGTGATAGTATTACTTTGGAGGTAAAACCAAATCTCTCTGTTGGTATTGGAACCTCCACTGCAATCAGTGTAATTTATAATTCTAAAATTGGGAATATTGTCATAAATCCAATTGGATTTAATTCCACTGGAATCAATTCAACAACCAATGAAATTACTATTATTGATCATCAATTAAAAACTGGTGATAAAGTTTTTTATGGAAATGGTCCTTTAAGTGAAGATGAATACTATATCTATAGAGTTAATAAAAATAAAATTAAATTGTGTGAAACTTTCTTTGATTCACAACAAATTCCTCCGTCTGTCGTAGGTTTTGCTTCAACAGGAGGTTCTAATCAAAATCTAGCATTGATTAATCCAAGATTGAATGTTATAGAGAATAATAACTTAGTATTTGATCTTTCCGATACAAGTTTGGTTAATTATAATTTAAAACTCTATACAGATTCTCAATTCAAAAATGAATTTGTATCTACAGGATCTACAACTTCATTCAGTTTGTCTGGAGTAGGTACTGTAGGACTTGGAACCACTGCAACATTGACTTTAGAATATAGTTCCACAATTCCAAAAGAATTGTACTACAATCTGGAAAAGGATGGAGTAGTAGTAAATCCAGACACTGATGTTCAGAAAAATTCTAGTATTCGATACAATGCTAGTGTTTATAATAATACCTATAGTATAAGTGGTGTAGGAACAACAACTTTCAATTTAAATATTGATAAAAAACCTGAGAGATCTTCGTATATTTCTACCGAATGTGATACTCTGGAATATTCTACAACATCAATTTCTACAACTGGATCTGTTAAATCATTAAATGTTTTATCTTTTGGATCTGAATATAAGAAA